TACTTTGGCGCTTCATCAAGTTCAACTTCTTCCTTAACAGGTTTTCCGTCCACAGAAATCATCCCATTCATTCCATCTTTTCTAACATCAGCAAGGAATTCCTTTGCTTGGTCAAGAGTCATAAATTTTGTGACCTTGAACGGGCCCGCCTTTGACTTTGCGTACTTAACATGGTAATCGGGAGTTGCTTCATCAAGTTCAACTTCTTCACTTTTGAAACCAGTAACCTTACTCATAGCAAAATCTGACACTTTTATGATGCCTGATTTCTTTCCATCATTAATCATCTGTTCCATTTTCTTCTGATTGGCAGAATTTAATTTATCAAATACTTGTATAATAGCAGAAGCAGTAACCTTATCCATTTTCAGATTACCATCTTTCATTTTAAGAGTTTGCATTCCACCTTTGCTTGCGGCCTTACGCACCAGATCCATATTATTTTCTTGTAAGCCACGCACTTCTACAAGCGCTTCCATCATTGATTTTCTATAATTAGTCATTGTTACCTATCCTTATTATGTTATAGTATTTAGGTTTTTTTAACTTTCTTTCTTCGCCATGTTAGTCGCAATTGCCATTTTCAATGAAAATGGTAATTGCAATTACCATTTTCATTTTATTTCCGTTACATTCTTCTTATCAAATATAAGAATACCCTCAACTTCCTTATCACTAATCACCCCATCATACTTTAATTTTTTTAATTCTTTAGTAAGTGAAGATGCATAGCTAAGAGTGTCACTATATTCCCAAGGTTCAAATCCCATTTTCTTTTTTACTTCTACAAAATCTTGGTCTTGAACATCAACTAGTTTAAGTCCACGTTTGACTTGAAATTTCTTTACTTCACCAGCAACACCATGATGTTTTGCAAATGTTTTAGCCATACTTTCAGTCCAAGTAACATATATTCCTATACCCAATGCACCAAGACCAACACCCGAACCTTTACTAGACACTCCTCTATAAAAAGTACCATTATACTTTTTATACATAAAATCCCAAAGATTTATTTCAGTAAGTAGTGTTTTAAAAGTTTTCATTACTACTCAATTTCCTTCTTCGCCATATTAGTCGCCACAGCCATCTTCACTTCTTTCCATCGATCTCCATATTTCTTCTTAAAATTCTCATCTGACATATTTTTGGCAATCTCTTCTCGCCTTTTTTGTTCTGTATCAGTCAATTCTCTCTCTTGGATTTGTTGTACTAAGCTCTTGAATGACACTTCATATTCTGCTGTCAGTTCTTTGGGAAGTATCTTCTTGGCAATCAATTTGTTGATATACTTGATAAATTCCCTAATGTTAATATCATATTCACGAGCAACCATAGAAGCAGCTATGCTTGGGTGGTCTTTATACTTCTTTTGTTTCATCAATTCAGCATAATCTTTCACCATATCACCATAATTTTTTGGATGTGTCATTTGGCTAATTTTTGCTAATACTGTATCCCACCATTCTTCACCAAGTTCAACACTTTCACCAACATTTCTAACTCTATCGCCAACCTTTTGTTTATAAGCAGGAACTACTCGCAATCTAGCATATACTGAATCTTGTGCTTTTTTCTTTAATTCCTCTTCAGTACCCTTTTCAACAATCCTATTATCAGCATCAATCAAAGCAAAATCATCTTTGCCTTTTGTTTTTTCAGTACGCAACCTTGGTTCTGTTCTGTTCCATTTCTTAGTGGTTACTTCCAAGTTTTCTTCTTCATTGTTTAGTGGGTTATTGTCTTTATGGTGAACATCCATATCATCAAAAGGCTTCACCTTACCATTTTTTACTATTATCCGACGAGCTCGCAATCGTGCAGCATTCTTCTCTCTCTGTTCTGGACGAGCATGATAATTGTCATATTCGTTACGATAATTTCTTTCATCAAGTTCAAATTCTTCATAAAATGCGCTTGGCAAAATATTAATATTAAATTTCTTTTTTGCTACAGTAGTAAGAGCTGCTATAAGCAACCCGGCGCCGGGTATAGGAATAACTGTAAATGTAGCTAGACCCAACCCCCTTAAAATATCTTTAAATTGATCGTTTGCAAATTTTAATTCATTTCTTGAAGCGTTCTTTCTATTTTTATAAATTGCCAACATTTTCTTAGTTTCTGCTGTTTCAGTAGAAAGTGCTTTTTTAATTTTCAATATTTTGTTTTTTGCAAAATCTTTCAGAGATGCAATTTTATCTATTAAACCTTCATCAAGTTCAATATCAGGTTTTCCTGTATCTGGATTATAGATAAAAGTTTTGACCTTCAATCCCTTTTTCTCTAATTCCTTTTCTTTCTTATCTAACTGCTTAACCAATTTTTGCAAATGTGGAGGCAAATCTTTTACACCTTCATTGATTTCATGCAACCATGCTTTGTAAACCTTTCCATTAACATCTGCGATAGAAAGGTAATTAGTACCTTTACGAACAATCTCACCAACCACTCCGTTAGCTTCTACTATGTCGCCGGCGTTCCAGATTTTACCCGTGAGATATGCATCACGCAACTCATCATAATTGTTCATGTCGCCCATTTCACGTTCTTCACGGATACCCATATACTTACGAACATCCCGATAGAGTTTCTTACCATCAGAAAATCCAGAAGGAACTCCCTGTAAAAATGACTCCATATCTCCATCGGAGGCAGCTACTCTCATCTTGGACGCAGACATACCCTCTACACCCTCTGAGTCAGGATCACGTTCTCCAGCACTTATAATCTTAATACTGTCAAACTTATAGTAACCATGTGCCTTACCCTCAACACCATTATAGTTATTAAGCATAGCATCAAAAACTTTAACTCTATCAGACCCAGCAATCATCACAAGATTTTTATATCCTTGATCGTACAGTTCTACAGCAATTTCTATAGCATTTTTTGATTTAGTGACAATAATATTTCGTGCATACTTCTTAAACATCTTCCTCATGTATGCAGTTTTAAGTACTTGTGGTAAGGGGTCTTTTTTAGGATTTTGTGAATGAGAAGGATATATGCGATAATCATTCGTGCCTGCAACAGACACCACTTTTTCTATAAGTTTTTCATGTCCTGTTGTGGGGGGATTAAAACGGCCGTAAGCGAATACAACGGTATCCTTTGCTTCCATTAAGTCTCTAAATTTCTTCATTTGTCCCATGCCTTTATTGCGGTGAAGTTGTTATACGAGAACTCCATTCGGTCTACAAGTTTAACCGCTCCACCACCTACTCTATCAATAGCAACATACCCTTCTGGGTTAACTGCCTTAAATCCATTTCCGGTCTTGATGAATGTACCCGCCAAGCCCTTTACACTATTTAGTTTTTTTACAATTAACATCTTTGCTTCTACAAGTAAGTTTTGGAAAGTTATAACCTGTATTAGGTTTCTCGTATGTTTCTTTATCTCTCTCGTATATTCCTTTTGAATATTTGTATACTTTTCTTTGCCCTTATCACTTTTTGCTTTATCAATCTGTTTCTGGATAGAATCCCAAACCCATTTTTCATACCCCTTTGCATGTGCCATGGGATTTGATATCTGTTCTCCAGCACGAACCTTGCTGTTATTATATGTCTTTAATGATGCACCTGCAAGAGCTCCTGTCATACTTTCTTGAAGTCCAAGAAAACTGCCCAATTTACCAGAATTGATTTTTCGAAAGGTTGCGCCTACTTGCGATAAGATGGCTGTAACTTCCTCTGTTTCTGTTGCAGTGAATGTTGCACTACCAGACACATCTTTATATGTTGCATCATCCATCCATACACTTGATGGTTTCTTTAACCCCGCAATATTTGCACCGAATGAGGCCTTCATTCCCTGCAAAGTATCTCCTGTATATGTGGTGTGCCATACAATACCAACCTTTGCTTTATTGATGACTGTTCCTAAGTCACTAGCAACAGGTACAGCATAAACTATTGTATTGGGTTGGAAAGTGTAACACTTGGTGCCGTCGATGTTATCTGTGGAAACATCATCAGTGAACATCAGGTCGCCTTGAAGAACTCCTGTGATACCTAACTTGGAAAATTCCTTGAGTGCAACCTTGAATTTTGAATTGAGATTGCCGGACAAGTCTGCATCTATTTCTGCTACTGTCTTGTAGAGTTTGGGAGACACATTGAAGACACTTTTCTTTGCGACGAAAAACTTCCCATCTTCAGGGTCTACACCAGCAAAAATGGCAGGAGCTCCGTCCCACTTCACTGTCATGTTAACAGAAGAACGACTTGCTCCCGCCAACATATCTCTCAGAGAGCGAAGGAAGTTCAATGCAGCACGCCCACCGTCAATACCATAGTTGATGATTTCATCCTCTAGGTGTTCTAGGTGAAGGTTCTTACCGCCCTTGTCTTCTGTTAGTTCTCTAAAACTTATCATTTTATTTCATTCTTAATTGCAAGTAATATTTTTGGTGAAATTTTTAATTTTTTCTTACCAATTTCTCGTTTATCATCTGGAATTTCTTCTTCCAAAGACATATTCAAATCCCAAGGGCCCCAGTGATGATGTTTTGCCATTTTAAGTAAACTGTCTTCTGCATTATATTCAACATAAGCACCTCGTTCTTTTGGATCAATACCTCCCTGATCAAAATATTTTTCTTTACGCATCATAACCTTATTGCCATTGCTGTTATCAAATACAAGATCACCTAACATATTAAACGCATGGCCAAATCTACGTCCTTCTAATTCTCCTTCTCCACGAACAAATGCATGAACCATTTTATAACCAGCCTTTTCCATCTGAGGATCAAGTTTAAGCATGGACCTTCCAGCAACCTCAAAACAATCGCCCATTGCTTTTTCTGTTAAAAATTGTTTAAAACTGATCATTTTCAACCTCTCTAAGAAACAAAATTATCTTCTTAATCAACTTCTTCAATACGGGATGATTCTTATCCATTCCAAATGATATCAAATATGCATAAAAATCAGGAGATTTATCTGGTCCTATTTTAGTAAAGTTTTTCAGTGCTGTCAAGACTTTTTTTCGTGAACCATAACTTCTCAACAAATCTGTTGCTATGTTGTGACCGTATGCCTCAATCTCATCACTGTTTCCCAAATACTCCTGTGATTTGGCTTGACTTGGAGAAAATGCAGCAGTTACTTTGAATGGTTTTGTATCGACAAATTTCCTTGCATTGGCCTGGCCTTGATGTAATAGTTCATGCACGATAACCTTTGCCGTCGCCTTGGAGAATTCATCAAACCCTGCATCATCTATGTTCATTCCTTTTTTGTCTTTAGGACTAAAGAGAAGTTCAATATGGATTGGAATATCACCCTCTAACTCTGCTTCTTGGTCGTAATATGCATTAGATGACATATCACCTGAATCAAGGCCTGCAGCATACTCTACAGTAACCTCTAAGTCATACTTCCTACCTACAGTCCGTTCTATTATCTTTGCTATGTTTTGCGGTTTAACAGATTTGCCCACAATCTTACAACGAGCAGGAGCCATCGCTTTTATTATGTCGCCCATTGGTGCGGGTTTAGTTATACCCTCTCTAAGTTGTGTGAAGGTTATCATTAATGAACCTTTATAAAATAGGTAGATATGTCTGTGTTTGAAGACGCATATCTAACTATATCT